TCCACGCGGCGGGTCAGTGACCTGCTGCGGCGGTTGCCCCCCTCGGCCCTCCGGGGCGGGGAGCTGTGGAGCACTGAGGCTGACCTCCTGGCCGTCCTCATCGACCAGGTGGCCATCCTGACCTGGGTCACGCTGCGGGCCAACGGTGCCAAGCGGGCACCTAAGCCCAGGCCCCTGCCCAGGCCAGGGTCCAGGTGGGCGCAGCAGCCCCCAGGACCGGCCCAGGACGGCGCTGGAGTGCGTAAGGCAGGCACCTGGGCTGAGGCTGCCCAGGCCCTAGCTGGCACGGCGGGCATGGTGGTGGACGGTGGCTAGCTACAGCTACGGAGCCCTGACGATCAGGGTCACGGCCGATACCAAGCAACTGTCCGTTGACATCAGTGACGCTGCCACCAAGGCGGGGACCAACGCGGCAGGCAACATCGGCAGCGCCATGACCAACGGCCTCAAGGCCGCTGGCGGGCTGGCCAAGTCCCTGGGGACCAGCGTGGCCACGGGCCTGACGGTGGCCACCGGGGCGGCTACCGCGTTCGGGGTGGAGTCATTCAAGAGCGCCGCCCGAGTGGGCGAGATGGACGCCAGCCTCCGCGCCTTGGCCAAGGCCAACGGGCTGAGCTACCAGGCCATGCAAGAGTCCGTGACCGCGATCCGCAAGCAGGGCATCGAGGCGGGCGTTGCCCAGGACCTCGTGGCCCAGTTCGCCCGTAACAACCTGGACCTGTCCAAGAGCACGGACCTGGCCAGGGTCGCCCAGGATGCCGCCGTGATCAGCGGGCGCAACTCCACCGAGGTCCTGGCGGACTTGACGCATGGCATCACCACCCAAAACTCCCAGGTCCTCCGCAACGCCGGGCTGAACGTCCAGGCTGGCCAGGCCATCGACCAGTACGCCAAGTCGCTGGGCAAGAGCACCAAGGAGCTGACCGACGCGGAGCGCAGCCAGGCGGTCCTCAACGCCGTGCTGGTCTCAGGCAAGACCGTGGCGGGGGCCTACGCCGAGGCCATGACCGAGCCCGGTAAGGTCCTCCGCAGTTTCAAGCGGGTAACCGATGACATCAAGGTCAGCATCGGCCAGGATCTAGTCCAGGCGTTCGGGCCGGTCATCCTCCAGGCGTATGACCTGGCTAAGGCGTTCAGCGCGGCGGTCGCGCCGGGTGGGGTGCTGAACCCCATCATCATCGCCATAGCTCAGGCGGTCGAGGCCATAGCCGTGCCCCTCGGGAAGGTCATCGAGCGGTGGACGGCCTGGATCGCTGCCCTCAAGCCCGAGCAGATACAGGGCGTCGTCAAGATCATCGAGCGGTTCGGGCCTGCGCTCCTGGCCGGGGCGGCTGGCCTGTCTGCCCTGGTGGCCCCCCAGCTCCTCAGCGGCATCCCCGTGGTGGGGACGCTCCTCAAGAACCTGACCGGCCCCATCAGCATGGTGGGCGGCGGGCTGGTCAAGATGGGCGGCTCAGCCCTGGCAGCTATCCCAGGGCTCGGGTCGATGGGTTCCGCGGCCGGTCTGCTGCCCGCCGCGATGAACCCCGTAGGCGCGGCTGTGGTCGGGGTGGTGGCCGCCGTCGCCGCCATGATGGTGGCCAGTAAGGATTTCCGCGAGGGCGTAATCCAGATGGGTCAGGCCCTCTGGACCGGGCTCAAGCCAGCCCTGTCCTCGGTCTGGGAGCTGGTCAAGACCTTCGGCCTGGCCCTGTGGGAAATCATCAAGGCCATCGGTGACGCGCTAGGCCCAGCCCTCAAGAACCTGGCACCGCTCCTCCAGCAAATCGCTGCCCTGTTCGGTCAAAATCTGACTGGCGGGGCTGAGGGGGCAACCGGGGCGATGGACGGGCTGCTGCCCGCCATCACCGGGGTTATCAAGGTAATCGGGTTCCTGCTCGACATCACGACCAAGGTCCTGGTCCCGATTCTTGAGGTCCCCATCAAGCTGGCGGCGATGGCCCAGGCTGCCCTCAACGTGGTCAACCCGCTCAAGCTGCTGGGCCAGGCCGTTGAGTGGCTGATCGGGATAGCCGAGAAGCTATGGCACTGGATCACCGGCAACTCACCAGGGCTGATACCCGCGTTTCAGCAGCTCGGCCAGGTGGCTGGCCAGATCGCGGGCGCGATAGGCGGGGTGGTCGCGGCCGGGTTCGGTAAGGCCCTGTCTGCGGTCCAGGGGGCCACCAGCGGCATGGTCGATGCGGCGCGGGGGGCCTGGTCCAAGATGACCAGCGAGGCCCAGTCGGCTGGCTCCAGCATGGTGGAAGGGCTCAAGGCCGGGCTGTCTGCCGCCAAGAGCATGGGCGGCTGGATCGGGTCCAACGTCACCGGCCCCGTGATGGGGTTCATCAAGTCCGGGTTCGGGGTGTTCAGCCCCTCGACCATGACCATCACCGTGGGGTCTGAGGTCGTGGCCGGGCTCAAGAAGGGCCTGGAGGCTGCCAAGCAGATGGGCGGCTGGCTCCAGGCCAACATGACCGGCCCCGTGCTCGACAAGATCAGGTCCGGGCTCGACGCCGCCGCCATGACCCCCATCGGTCAGCAGATGATCAGCGGGCTACAGCAGGGCCTCCAGGCTGCCAGCCAGATGGGCGGCTGGCTCCAGTCCAACGTGGCCGGGCCGATCCTGGGCGGGCTCAAGTCCGCGTTCGGCATCGGCTCCCCGTCCCGCTACACCATGCCGTTCGGTGAGGGCCTGATGGAGGGCGTGGAGGTCGGGATGGCCAAGGCCGCTGACCACCTGGAGGTCCCCGCCGTGCCCGGCATGGCCTCCCCGCTGGGTGGCTTCGGCGGCGGGATGGCTGGCCTGGGCGCTGGAGCTGGCCAGGTGATCAACGTCTACCCCTCGGCCGGGATGGACGAGCAGCAGCTAGCCGCGCTGGTCTCGCGTGAGCTGGCCTGGGCCACGGCTGGGGGCCTCTCATGACCAGGATGCCGGTGGGCCTCTACGCCGCTACCAGGGTCCGCAGCTACGAACGCGGGTTCGACTGGACCTATGAGGTACCGCCCCGCCAAGCCCTGCGCGAGCTGACGCCGGTTGTCTGGGATGGGCTCTGGCTCAACACAGGCGACCAGACCAACGGGCTGTGCGCCGTCGTCACGAACCTGGAGGGCTGGCTGGACTCCCCGCCCCTGGACGGCAACGACGTGGCGCGGGTCATCAGCGACGGGTCAGCCTGGGGGCCGAAGGTCCTTCGCCAGCGCACGGTGATCCTGTCGGGCGCGGTCACGGGGCCACGGGAGGAGCTGGGCCGGTTCCGTGACCAGCTCGCCGTGAGGGCTGCTGCCCGTGAGCCCGTCCTGTTCGCGGTCGGTGACTGGGACCTCCAGCGGGTCCTGACTGCTGACGTGCGGGCAGGGTCCGAACAGTTCCGGGTCCAGTGGCTCGGCTCGGCCGGGTTCCGCTACCAGGTGGCCCTGACCGCTGCTGACCCTGCCCTGTCTCAGGGCACCTGGCAGACGGTGGAGCTGACCAACATCACCGAGGCCACCGGCCGGGACTACCCGAGGACCCACCCGTGGCGGTACGCCGCGGCCATCCCGAACTCAGCCCTCCTGCGGAACACCGGGAACCACCCCGCGCCGGTCTATGCGGCCTACACCGGGGACCTGTCGGAGTCCCTGCTCACAGACGGCATCGGGGGCATCCGGCTGGCCACCATCGAGACCGGCGTCCAGATTCTCGTGGCCACCGCCAACCTGACCGCTGAGGCACCAGGCGGCTACTCCAGGGCCAGCATGATCCTGCCTGGCTCCAGGCCCATGACCATCGCGGGGGCCTCCTCGGTGCGGTGGACCCTGCGGGCTGGCGGGCGCGGCTCGGTGGTCCTGGCCTGGAGGTCAACATGGGTCTGAGGAGCGCGGGGCCTGAGTCTCGGGCCATCCCGATCAACCCGTGGCTGCCAGCCACCGAGCTGCCCGGCGAGTGGACGTTCTGGGCTGAGACCATGCGGCCACCCCACCGGCAGCTAGGCATGATCGATGTCAGCTCGTTCTACTGCGTAAAGCGGGTCAGCGCGTTCGGGCACGGGAACATGACCGTGAACCTGCCGTGCGGGCTGGACTCCGAGACCCTTATCAACCTGTGGTCATGGCGGGTCTGGGCGCTCTACGCGGGCGAGCCCTATTTCTGCGGGGTGCCGACCGGGCTACAGGACCAGGACGGCTCAGCTCACGTGCAATTCACGCTGCTGGAGCTGCCCGGCTACCTGACCCGCAGGCAGCAGGACACCCACCCGTTTCTGGAGTTCGGCAGTGCTGGCCCGCCAGAGGTCACCGTCGAGCAGACGTTCATAGCGCGGACCCTCGCGGAGCCAGTCCAAGAGGTCGGCGTCATCCTCGCCACCGACCCAGGGCCAGGCAGGGGCCGACGCCGCAAGTACGAGTTTCTGGAGGGCGGCTCGCGGGGCCAGCTCTTGATGAACCTGTGCGGTGTGCTCGACGGCCCGGAGTTCAGGACGGAATACCGGGCAGGGCCGAACGGGCGGCCTCAGTGCTGGCTGCGGATCGCTTACCCCAGGGTGGGCTCAGATGATGCCGGGCTCGGCGTGGCAGTGCCCGGCGCGATCCTGAACTACCGATTCCTGATGGACTCGGACCAGCTCCGCACGCACACGTTCGCGGTGGGTGACCTGCCCAGCGATGCGCCCGAGGGGGCGCTGCGGCCGGTGGCCATCACCTACATAGACAACCCGCAGCTCCCCCGGCTCGACGCCGTAGACGACTGGCCAGGCACCATTCTGGAGTCCACCCTGTGGGAGCGGTCCACCACCGCCACGATCATCAATTCGATCCCCGCCCAGGAGGTCACCGGAGCCCCGCCCGAGTCGCATCCGTCAATCCTGACCTACGGGCCAGGCGACACCGTGACGGTGCGGGCAGTGACCCCGCTCATTCCTGGGGGCGTGGAGTTCCAAGCGCGGCTCCTCCAGGTCGAGGTCAACGCGGCAACTGGCATCGCTAACTGGTCGGCGGCGCTGACCAGCCCGCCGCAGGCCACCAGGACCAGCATCAAC